AATGCTTTGTTAAAGTCTGCATCAAAAACAGCTTCCCAACCTTCTTTAGTTGTTGGTATATCTTCTCCAGGTATAATTCTATGACCATAGCCACCTGTTTGAAAAGACTCTGTTGTATTGCCATATTTTAGATTGTATGGCTCTAGTCTAAAACCTTCGTGATCTTTGATGCGTTGTTTCCATACATCAATCAAATCTAAGTTTGTTATTTCCATAATAATATAAAATTTTTACTCCTAATTTTTTTTGTTCAGGTGTAGTTTTCCTGTTTATTCTTTTACCTTTGTGTTTACCTGTTAAACGCAAAGAAACTGTTTTAACATCTATAAGTAATACTTCTTTTTTTTTGGAATGAACTGCAACCAGATCGACAGGTGATGTAACACTTAAACGAAAAAAGACATAATAACCTTTGTCGCTTAAATATTTTGCAGCAGCTAATTCAGAAGAAGTACCCTTCTGGTGTTTTTTGTTCAACTAAGTGTGCTTCTCAATAATAAAATAAGATTTGTAAATACAGCAAATCCAACTGTCCAAATAATATAGTTTATAGTTTTAATAGACTTTTCAATATGAAATAAATGATTTTCTTTTATAACCGATATATCTTTTTTAATTAATGCAATTTCTTTATCTAATTTATTAATTAAATCCTTGTTCGTCTGTGCAGTTGTTTTTGCCATAACTTATCCTTAATATTTTTCTTCAATAATTTTATAGATTTTCATATTACCTTCTGCGTCTGGTCGTAATTCTGCTTTAACTTGACCACACTCATAGCGAATAACATTAGTTCTATTTTCTGCTAAGTTTCTCTCAGCTTCTCGTTTTGCCTTTAAGCAATCTGACAAAGTATCGGTCATCATGTGTCCATCCAAACTTCCGTTTACAAACATACATAAACTAAAGACCATACTAATGACTTGTTCCATTGTTCCTCACTTTATCTTTTAATTCTTCAACATCATTTTGAAGTTTTGATACTTGTTTTTGCAAAAACTCGATGTTTATATTGTTAGACTCAATATATTGTATTTCTTCTTCTATGGTTTCAAATTGACCTGATAAAAACTCTAGCAGCATATATTGTTCGTTATCAATTGGCTTTTGATCAGCAGCTTTAAGTAAGTCTGCTTCAAACAAAGTTGCTCTTGTTTCTATATTATTTAATCGTTCTATGATGCCAAAGTAGGCATAAACTCCAATAGCAGTTGCTCCGAGAATACTTAACAAATTTCGAAGTGGCATTGAAATGCCTGTGTTTTCTGAAATCTTCATCTACCACAAGTACACATTTCTTCGTTGCCACCGCAATCTTCACATTTAGGATTTAGCATCTTCAATATCCTGTAATCTTTTTTGTTCAGCAACAATATCTTCATTAGATATTGGAGTAGTATCATCTTCCCACTCAATAACATTTGTATTAATATCAACATCATCACCTGTAATTTTGTAGTGTGCATTTATGTTAAGAGATTTAATACTTACTGATAAATATACCTTACCTTGTTTATTTTTAATAAAGCTCATGCTAATACCTCACTTAATGTAATTGAACTGCATTGGGTATTTTCCATGTTAATTTTTACATTATTTGCACCATTATCATCTCTGAAAGTTGGATAGTAAGTTACTGCCGAAGTTGTATTGGGAGAGTCAAGAAAACTCATTGTAACCATAGTGTTGTTAATACTATACGCAACTCCAAAACCATATTGACCACTACAAAGATTGCTCGTTGAAGCTCCGCCAGATATACTTCTACCAATAGAGCCATAGAACCAATCAACAGCTTGTACTCCGTTAAGATGTGTAACTATTAATATTTTTGAACTTGTTGCACTTGGTGTAATTGCTAATTCTAAATCTCCAGTAATACTTGTAAAACTACTAGGAGAAGCAGTAACACTTCC